TGCCAACGTCCAAGCATTTGAGCAGTTGGTTTACTGTAATCTATCATAGATCTCCTGAATAATATGATCGTAATTAAAATCTTTTACTTCAAAATCTACTTTTTTAGGTTTTTCAAATATTTTGTTAGTATTTTCAAATCTACCTTCTGTAATAGTGTTCATCCAAATCTTTATATCGTAATCTTGTCTATATTCATCAAAGGGACAAATAAAATCTACAACGTTTGCTTTATCTGATATCTCACATAACTGTAACATTCTATTTGCTTGATTAACTCTTGCGATATGAGAAAATTCCCAATCATTAAACATCTTGCGAACTTGATCTCCATTAAAATAAGCAAAGTTTTTATCTTTAATTAATTTCTGTGCAAATGTAGTTTTGCCAGATCCAGGTAATCCAAATATTAAAATGTTCATAATACAATATGTCCATACGCTTTAATAATACTTTCAGGTATCATTGCGCGGTAAGGATTCGCTTCCTTTCTAATCTCTTCTCTAATCGTATGCATTCTATTTCCAACAACTTTATCGTCATAACCAATACCATTAACTTTAAATTGTTGCAAGCTTTTTAAGTTATGATTAAATCTAGGTATTTCTAAAAAGTCATATATTTTATTAATTTGATTTTCCGTATCATTTACTAATTCATCATATTTAAGAAAATGACACATATGTTTATGTTCTGGTTTTAATGCATTTTCTATTGCAATCAAATCTTTAGCAATTGCGCCATCAGTATTCATTAGCATCCAAAGTTTTTCTTCTATTGTTTTCTTTCCAAATTTATTAGGAAATGCAGAAGGTTCTGTTTCAAACCATTTAATATAAGATGCAAGAACATCTAATAGATCTCTCCAAATAACTATACACTTTATAGGTTGACCTAGATGTTGTTTCATTAACATCAAGTTTCCAGGTGTCATTACAGGACCTCTATCAATGATATACTTATAATTCCAATCTTTATAATAAGTGTTGTAAACAGAAGATAATACATTATCCAATGATTTATGATCTGGGTAGTTTTGAAATACATCTGTTTCTTTAAGAAGAAATATATCTTTCATAATCTCTAATGTAATAGAATTAGCAGTTACTGCTATATCTTGGTTCTGGTTCATTATAGAACCAAATAATGTGTTACCTGATCGTGGCAACGCTAATAAAAAGAATATCTTTTTATGAGGATTGCTTTCCAAATGGTAATTGTTCTTTTGTGTCATTAGCTAGTAGTTTTTCTTTCTTGATTCTGTCTATAGTGTCTACTTGTGATAATACATTGAATACTTCAGCTTGAGATGATCCTGGTGTAATTGAATTCTTTTTATGTTCCATGATTTGAGCTAGTGATTCAAATTGATGCGAATTTACATTTTTAGTATCAAATGAACCATCATCATATTCAGCTTTAAATTTAGACCATAGTTTAATTTCTCTTAATCTATCTCTCGCTACTAGTTCCATGTTTGCTTTACCATATATCTTTTCATCTAAATCTATTTGATATAATTCTTTTTTATATTCATCAGTTTCTGTTTCTAGTTTCTTTTCTAATTGTTTAATCTTTGCTTCATTACGTCTGTAATCAAATGATAATGACATTAAATTTTCAAGAAATACGTTCTGTTCTCTAACACATTGCCAGTATTTAGAAGCACGTGTTGGATATCTTCCATCATCTAAAACAGCAACTTTCATTTCTGTTTCAGTTCTGAATATTTGTTTTTTAGTCCAAGTATCACGAAGTTCTTCAACCATTCCTTTGAATGATGATAAATCTTCTGGTTCTAATAAATTATTTAGATGTAATTCTTCTTGCTGAATTAAGCTTTTGATATTTCTCTTCTCTGTCATTCAGTTGAAGATATAGTACTTTACTATGAAGTTGTCAAGGTTTTGGAACCTGCTGTTTTAATTTCACCATTCCATACTTCTGTGGCATTAGATGCACCTGGAGCATAACCAGCAACAGCAAGTGCTGCGGATTGTGTACCTGCTCCTGCACCTCTATTTCTAGCTGTTGACATAGAAGGTAAATTTGACCAAGCAGTTCCATTCCATTGTTCTGTTATTCCTGTTACTGGATCTCCATTTCCGAATGTTATAGCTAAACTTTGTGTACCAGCTGCAGAGTTTGCGTATCTTGCTGTATTTAAACTATTTACTGTTGTCCATGAAGTTCCGTTATAAGATTCTGTTGCTGTTGTAAAAGCAGGAGCACTTCCACCAAAAGCTAAAGCTGCAGTTTGAGTACCTACTCCTGCTAAAGAATTTCGTGCAGTGTTCATAGTCCCTGGCAAACTTGTAAAAGTAGAACCATTAAAAGATTCTGTTGCACCTGTAATACCAGGAGCTGCTTGTCCACCAAAAGCTAAAGCTGCAGTTTGTGTACCTGCTCCTGCTAAATATCCTCTAGCTGTATTTAATCCTGTTGGATTAGATGTCCAAGACGTACCATTCCATAATTCTGTTGTAGATGCTGCTGGATTACCACCAAATGCAACTGTAGCTGTTTGATTTCCTGCCGCAGCTAATCCATTTCTTCCTGTATTTAATCCAGTTGGATTTGAAGTCCATGCTATTCCATTATATTTTTCTGTTGCAGTTAAATTAGAAGGTTGTCCACCAAATGCTAATGCAGCTGTTTGAGTTCCAGATGCTGCATTAAAATATCTCGCCGTATTCAGATTCCCGCCGCTCGCCCAGGCAGCCGCGCTGTATGAATAGACACCGAAGTTCCATTCTTCTGTATTAGCTACTTGTGAAGTTGTATATCCACCCACTGCTAAAGCATTTAAATTTGTTCCTGCCCCTGAAAATCTAGATCTTGCTGTAGCAAGTCCTGTTGGATTAGCTGTCCAAGATGTTCCGTTCCATAATTCTGTTGTTGATATATTTGAATTAGGATTAACAGTTCCACCAAAAGTTAAAGCGGATGTTTGAATACCTGCTCCTGCATTAGTTTGTCTACCAGTATTTAATGAATTTACTGAAGTCCAAGTTGAACCGTTAAAAGATTCTGTTCCTGCTAAATAATTACTTCCCCCAGATCCTCCGAAAACTAAAGCAGCCGTTTGTGTTCCAGCAGATGCTCCTAGTCCTCTTGATGTATTTAAATTTCCACTTGTTGTCCAGCTAGTTCCATTCCATAATTCTGTTGCAGATTGATTTGCATATAGACTACCAAAAACTGCACCAGCTGTTTGTATCCCAGCAGAATTAGCACCATATCTTGATGATCCCATAGAAGTACCTGTAGTCCAAGCTGATCCATTCCAAGATATTACTGTAGTTGTTCCAGGAGATGGAGGTCCTCCTGCCCCTAATGCTGCTGATTGTGTTCCAAAACCTGTTATAAATCCTTTTGCTGCAGGTATACTTGGAGTGTTTGTCCAAGCTATACCGTTGTATGCTTCGGAAGAACTTTGTAATGCTGTTGTTGTATTTCCACCAAAAGTTAATCCAGCAGTTTGAGTTCCTACCCCTGCGTTAAAATATCTAGCCGTATTTATGTTACCACCAGATATCCACGCTCCAGTAGGAAGCCACGCCTTTAAAGTTGCTGTACTCGAGTTATACCAAACTTGTCCATCTGAATTTGTATCAACGTACGTTGGATCTGATGATAGGAAATTGACTCGTCTTCCTGCTATCTGGTTGTAAGTAGTCATCTAGGTGAGCTCCTTACGGTAAGTTTATAGCAGTAGGTCTTTGTCTATTTAAATTTGTTTTTTGTTCTTCTGGTAATGCATCATACGCTGCTTGTGCTGTTGCAACTTCACCGTCTACAATTGCTTGTGCTTCAGCTTTAGTTTTTTCAACACCACGTTCTGCAAGCCACAAAGCTCCTTTTTCAGTTGCGCCAATTACCCAAACATCGCCTGGGAATCCACGTAGAAAAAAGTTTTGTCTGTCTTCAGCTGTAAAGAAATCTTTACCGTAGTTAGATGCTACACCGTATATAAAAAGTGCCATATTTTGCTCCTTGGTTAGTTAGTATAAGTTAATTTTATCATAATGTAAACTGACTTGTTTATTAGCTAGTTGTTAATGTTTTATAGTTTAAAGTCGTATATGGACCAGTAAATGCTTCTGTAGCAGTATTTAATGAATTAGGATTTCCACCAAAACCTAATGCTGCAGCTTGTGTTCCTGCACCACTTAATTGTTGTCTAGCTGCTGCTAAACTATTAGGATTTGTTGTCCAACTTGTTCCATTCCATAATTCTGTTGCTCCTGTAACTGTTGGGGTACCACCACCAAATGCTACACCTGCTGTTTGTATACCTGCTCCAGTAATATAACTTCTATTTGTATTTAATGAATTTACTGTTGTCCAACTTGTACCACCAAAAGATTCTGTTGCTCCTGTAATAGAACCAGTATCTCCACCAAACGCTAATGCAGCTGTTTGTATTCCAAAACCTCCTAAACCAGCTCTTGCTGTATTTAAAGATCCAGTTGAAGTCCATGATGTACCATTATAAGATTCTGACGCTGCTGATTTTACAAAACCAATAATAAGTCCACCAAAAGCTAATGCAGCTGTTTGAGTTCCTGTACCTGTAAATTGTGTTCTAGCCGTATTTAAAGTACTTGGAACTGTTGTCCAACTTGTACCATTAAAAGATTCTGTTTGTGTTGTAAGAATACCTGACGGGTTAATAGATCCACCAAAAGCTAACGCCGCTGTTTGAGTTCCTGCTCCTGCTACACCATAACGAGCTGTACCCATATTTCCTGTAGATGTCCAAGAAGTTCCATTGTATTTTTCTGTAGAATTTACAACATTATTACTTGAATTAATACCACCAAAATATAAACTTGCAGTTTGAGTTCCCCCTGCTGCTCCTACATTTCTACCACTATTCAAATTCCCACCACTGCTCCAGGATCCAGCAACGGGGACGGAGACACTACGAGTCCATGCTTCTGTGGCTCCTGTAGCTGCAGGCGTTGCTCCACCAAATCCTAACGCTGAAGTTTGTGTTCCAGCACCCCCTAATTGAGATCTTCCTGTTCCCATACTATTTGTTTGAGTAGTCCATGATGTACCATTCCATAGTTCTGTTGCTCCTGTTACTGCAGTTGTATATCCACCAAAAGCAACTGTAGCAGTTTGAGTTCCTGCTTGGCCAAAATCTCTTCTTGCTGTGTTTATTGAATTTACTGTAGTCCATGAAGTTCCATTCCATGATTCTGTATTTGCTACGTTAGCAGTTGTATAACCCCCTGTTGCTAAAGCTGCTGTTTGTGAACCAGACCCACCTAAATCATTTCTAGCGGTATTCATTGTTGCTGGTGAAGTTGTCCAACTAGTTCCATTATATAATTCTGTTGCACTTGAACTTGCTGTTCCTGTATACCCACCAAATATAAGACCTGCTGTTTGTGTTCCTGCTGCACCTTGTACTCTTCTTGCTGTATTCATGGTTCCACTTGAAGTCCATGTTGATCCGTTAAAATTTTCTGTATTTGCTACGTTAATAGTTGCATTAAAACCACCTGAATATACAGCTGCTGTTTGAATACCAAATGCAGCTCCAGCATATCTAGCTGTACCAAGTCCAGTTGGATTACTAGTCCAACTTGTTCCATTATATAATTCTGTTGCACTTGTAGTTGGAGAACCTCCTGCAGCTAATGTAGCTGTTTGAGTTCCTGCTCCAGTTACAGCTGATCTAGCAGTATTTAAATTTCCACCAGAACTCCAAACACCATACGATCCCAAAGCCGTCTTAAACGTGCCACTAGTTGTATTATACCAGATTTGTCCTTCGGCGTCCGTTGATGTTGGGTCCGATGACAAGTTCTGTACGTATTTACCAAAGAGTTGATTATATGTTGTCATGTTATGATACGGTTATTGTTTGAGTTGATAATCCTGTATATGATTCTGTTGTATTTATATAAGGGGAAGGTGTTGTTCCACCTGCTACAAGACCAGATGTTCCATTTTGAGATCCTACTCCCATTGCTAATCTTCTTCCTGTTGCAAGAGATCCTGTATTTGCCCAAACTGTTCCATTCCAATATTCTGTTGTTGAAAATTGAGGAGTTCCTGGTCCAGCACTATATCCTCCTGCAAGATATGCAGAAGTTTGTAAACCAAAACCTGCCATTTGAGCGCCAGCAATATTTCTACTAGTTCCTGTAGTCCAACTTGTACCATTCCATGATTCTGTTCCTGTTCCAGAAGTATCATTATTTATAGAAGCTAAAGCAGCAGTTTGAGTTCCTGCTCTTTCATAAACACCTGCTGTGTTCATAGAATTTGCTGCTGTCCAAGTAGATCCATTATATTTTAATGTAGTAACTACACTTGGACTACCATAAGGACCAGAACCACCAAATCTTAATCCTGCTGTTTGAACTCCGCACATAGCTCCTTGAGCAATTCCTGTTGGTAAAGCTCCACTATTTGTCCAAGTTGAACCATTAAAATTTTCTGTATTTGTATACATTGTTCTTGTAGGTCCACCTCCAGGTTGAATAAAACCACCTGATGCAACAGCTGCTGTTTGAGTTCCTAAACCTGTTACATAAGTTCTAGATGTATTTAAATTTCCACTTGTTGTCCAAGTTGAACCATTATAAAGATCTGTTTGTGCTATACCTGTATTTCCAGCTGGTGTACTAGATCCTCCTGCTGTCCATGCTGCAGTTGAAGTTCCATCTGCTGCTCCAGCATTTTTAGCTATAGGCATATTTCCACCACTAGACCAAGTTCCTACAAGTCTATATCCTTTCAACGTTCCACTAGAACTATTATACCAAATTTGACCTGTCTCTGGATTAGCTGGGTCTGAAGATACTACTTGAATTGCAGTACCACGTATTCCTTTAAACGTTGTCATTTCTAACTCTAGTTATTCTGCAGTAACCAACCTTGAGTTGAATCTACATACACGAGAGTAAATCCTGCTCGTTGTGTTGCTACTGTTAAATCAGTTGCAGAACCTTGGATGGGGTTACCGTTTCTTGAAACTGTAAAATTGTTTGTCTGAAACGTTCCGTTGTAATCAATAAATGATATGAAATCACCGATTGTAGGTGATGCTGGTAATGTACAAGTAATAGCAACAGATGTTGTATTTACAAAATATCCATATTTAACAGTTGCAGAAAAACTTGTTGATTGAACTGCTTGCCAAGCTGCTCCGCCTGATACAGTTGCGAAAGATAAATTACCTGATCCGTCAGTTCTTATTACTTGGTTCGCTGTACCGTCTGTAGATGGTAATGTGAATGTTGCTGTAGTTGCAGCAGCGGCTGCTACTTTTAATCCAGTATAAAAAGTATTTGCTGTGTTATAAAGTTTTAAAGTTCCATTAGTTATAACATTTACGTTTGCAATATTTCCAGTTGTTCCTGTAGCATTTACATAAACTAAAGATGTAACGTTTGCTGTAGTAACGTTAGCTGTTGTAATGTTTGCAGTAGTTAAAGTTGCTGTTCCACCTGTTGCAGTTGTAAATGCTAATGAAGTAGTTGTTGCATTAGTTACTGTTAAAGAAGTTACAGTTAAATTTAATGCAGTTGCTGTTTGTATTCCTAATGTTGTCCCATTAAATGTTAAATTAGATGAACCAGCAAAAGCTCCTGAACTATTATATTGAACATAAGTATCAGAACCACCTGGGTTAGTTGCTTGTGATAATGCAAAGTTTACAGATGAAGAACCATTTGAATAAACATATGCTTTAGTTGCAGTTGCAACAGATACTGTTGTAGAACCACCCGCTGTAATTGTAGTAGTTGCTCCAGAGTTATTTATAATAACATAATCTTTTTGAATATTTGGAACTGTAATTGTTATAGTTGTTGCAGATAGTGATCCACTAAGAACAATAATTTTAGCTCTACCTGTTTCATTACTGTAAGTTGTAGAAGATGAATTTGTTGTAAAAGCTAAAGTTGTATTTCCTGTTACGGTAATTGCAGCAACTCCAGATATTGCATAATCAATATCTTGTAAGTTTACGTTCGTTAACTGACCCCATGTTCCAGAGTTATCGCCAGTTCCTTGTAAGTTTAATCCTAAATTACTCCACGTGCTTGCCATATTAAATACCTTTTATCACTATTAAATAAATTTGTCCATTATATACCATCTATAGTCGTCCAAATAGTATTATTTGTGCCATATATTGTATTCCAAGTTGTTGAAACATTTGGATCAATTGCAGACCAACTTTGACCTGTTGTAGGGTTTATAGGAACCCAATTATAAGCAAAGATAGTAGGGTTTCCTGTTGCTATTGTCAATTGATTTCCTTTAATAGCAACTCCTGTTTCTGTAGAAATAGATATATTTCCAACGCCTAAATTAAGACCATTTCCATTAACAAAAACAGTTCTATCAAATGCAATACTTACAGTTCCAGTTGTAAGATTTAATAAGTTTCCTGTTGTAAGTGCAGTTATATCTATTTCAATAGTAGCTGTTCCTGTAGCAATTTGAACTGAAGATCCTGTAACATTTACATATTTATCAATTGCAATTTTAACTGTTCCAGTTTGTGTAGATAACTGACTTCCGATAGGAAATTCATTATCATCATCTGATGTTGTTGCAGTTCCTGTAAAGAAATTTAATAATTTACCTGTAACATTAACATTAGCTGAAGCTGCAATAGTTGCATTACCAATACTAATTGTTAATAATTTACCAGTTAAATTAACATTAGCTTGGCCAGCTATAGAAAGTGTTCCTGTTGCAATACCTAATTGTGCTGAAGATAAAATAACATTAGCAGAAGCAGTTACGATTGCAGTTTTTGTTTGTGTAGCTAATTGTGATCCAACTATATTAACATTAGCAGTAGTTGAAACAGTTACACTACCTGTTGTTAAAGATAATTGACTACCAACTGGTAATTCATTGTCATCATCTGATGTTGTTGCAGTTCCAGTTTGAGAAGATAACTGACTTCCTGTAATACTAACATATTTATCTATTGCAACTCTTGCTGTTCCAATTTGTGTAGTTAATTGATTTCCTGTTGCAGTAATATTAACTGTTATACCGATACTAACTGTTCCAGTTTGAGTAGATAATTGGTTACCTGTTACATTAGCATATGTATCTACTACAATAGCAACAGAACCTGTTGAAACTTGCCTTAATAATATTGGATCAGGTGTGATTGCACTATAAGGACCATTTCCCCAAGTTGATGCATCCCATGTTGGATTATATGTACCACCTACTTGAATAGTGAGATCATTACCTATGCCATCCCAAGCACCTGCGCCCCAGTAGAGATTACTCCATCCAAAGTTTGTAGCCATAAAAATCCTATGGCAAAGTTACTACGAGATTCTTAGAACTGCGCTCGTAGAGTTAGCTGTTGGGAACTGAATAGTAAAGTTGCCGTTCGTTGCTGTTTGCGTTGTAGTAAAATCTAAAACCACAACTGCTTTTTTTGATTGAGTTGTATTATAAATTAAACAAGCTGATGCAGATAATGTTGCAGTTGAAAATGTTGCGTTGTTAAAACTAATGAAAGAAATATTTTGTGCAACAGTTACAGTTGAGTTAACTAATGCAGTACCACCTGCAGTATAACCTGTTCCAGATGCTTCGTTAGTTGTAATATAGTTTGTTGTGCTGGCAGAAAAACCAGTTACAGTTGTATACAGAGATAAATAAAAAGTATTACCACTTACTGTAGAAAAATTGTGTGTTGCTGTGAAAAGCTCTTGTTTAAAACTATCTGGTACTATATTTGCCATTTTAACTCCTTAATTTTATTTAGTTGTTGTAGATTTGACAGGTATCCTAGTCTCACCTTCAACATACTCATCACGTCTTCTACTACCAAGCTGTTCAACATCAAAGCTTCGTAATGCTTCTTGATATGATTGTTCAAATACTTGTATCATATCTGTAGGACCTTTCAAGTATTTATATGTTTCTACTAAACTAGCATATAACAATAAATCTTGAGCATAAACAGAGACATAACTAGTACTTGTTGTGCTTGATGTAATACTAACAGGTTGTTGATAATATGCAATATTAATTGTGTAATTAGTATTAGGGGTTGGAGCTACAAACCAAGTCGTAGCATTAAAATTTGCCCAATATTTAGGTTCTCCGTAAGAACTAGTATTAGCAGGAGTTGGGTTATATTCTGCTAAAAAAGAACTATCTTTTTGCATTAAATTATAAACATTTCCACTTGAATCTATCATTTCAACATATCTAATATTTCTAAGTCCTGATGGAACAGATATAGTAGTATTACCTACTACTGTAACAGCTGAAGCATATAATCTAAATGCATCAATATTAGTTTCTCTGTAAATTCTATTTTCAGCATTTTGTACAATTGTTGCAAGTGTAGTACTAGTAAGTCCATTACTATCTACTTCTGAATAACTTTGTATTGCTGTTGTTAAATCATCATAATTCATAATTAACCTATAGTCTGAGCAGTTGCAATTCCACCGCCAATTACTGTATCATATAATGCAGTTCCTGAATATGCATTAAATTTATAAGTATTTAAATTTAACACTGTTATATTATATCCAGTTGAAGTTGCAAGAACTGAAGAATCAAATCCTGAAGCACTATTAAAATTATTTAAAGAATTAACACTTTGAAATTGTACGATATTACCTGTTATTCTATTATGATTAGGATCACTTACAATAATAGTAGAACTATTAGCAGTTGTTCTAAAAGGATTTTCTGGTAATTCAACAGCTGCAGGACCTATTGAAATATTTCCTCCTCCAAAAAAACCAGATGCACTTGCAGTATTTGTTAAATTAACACTATAACTATCGGAGCTAACAGAAGTTAAAGTAAAACCAACTGTTGTGCTTAAAGTAGCGATTGTAAAACCATTCCCTGCATCTGGATTTATAATAATAATTGAATTTCCAATTTTACTTCCATGTCCTGGGTCATTAATTAAAATAGTTGAACTTCCAGCTGTTGCATATAAAGGATTAAACCCTAATTTAACAATAACTGCAGGTTCAACTCTATCTGGTCTTGCATTTAATAATCCTTGTGGGTCATTTCCTGGAATTTTTGGTTGTAATTGAGGGTGTTTTGGTTCGTATTCTGTGTAATGAACAAATAATCCATTCCATTCTGTTACCATTTCATCATAAGGAAATCTTTGACCTGAACGATCAGATATCGCCCATGATTTTTTACCTGTTGCAAACGTTGTCATTACATTCCATCTCCAAAATATGATTTTGGTGAAATAAATAAAGATGTTCTTTGACTATCTTCTTGTAAAGCTCTTTGTAATTCATCTTCATATAACATTTTTAATTGATCAGTTCTTAATGGAGCATATTTAATACTTAAATAATATGCCATACCAGCTGTTAAAGCAGGTAAAAAACGAAAAATAACGTCTGGAGTATTGGTATAAGCACCCGCATCTTGAATTCTTTGTAAATAATAAAATATACATTGATAAAGATTAGGACTTGTTGCATTAGAAAAATTAGATCCAGGTGTTAAATACAAATAAATACTTGGACTGTAGGTTCTTTCTACGTAATATTGAGAAGGAGTACCTTGTGCAAGTTTATTTGGTAATGCAGCATAAGCAGATCTGTCTATTTTTGTTAAAGAAATATCCACAGGTGCATTAGGAGCATTATTATTTCTAATATATGCCTCTAAAACATCATTAATATCTGTTGGAAAACCAGAATAAGTAGAAGCATTATATTGAGCTTGTCCTAAAATTAAATTCATAGTGAAAGTAGTTACCTTCCATAAATGAACACCTCTGTTATCCCACTCTGAAAGTAATAAATTTAATGATCTTCTTGCGGATCTTAATTGATACCCAGAACGAGTACCATCCATAATACCTATACGTTCATAAGCTTCTTGGAAAAGCTCATCTATATCCAGATTAAATGTAGTAGTTCCGGATGTAGTCATGATGTTATTACTTATCGATAAATAACGTAATCGTCATGTTAGAAACTGATGTACAACCTACACCATTTTCATAAAGCACACCATCTTCTGGTAAATAAATTGTTTCAACACTAGCTGCTCCAACAATAACTGGAATATAATAATTATTCGTAGTTGTTGCAGATGCAGTTGTCGCATTTACTAAAGTATTGATGTAACCAACTCCAACACCAGTACCATTAGTTGGTTGAGCCATAATAGCTCTAACACGAGTTCTTCCTGTGTAGAATGCACCGTTCGCAGTTAACGTGACTGGTTTGACATCACTTTTATATGACATATTTGTCTCCTTGTATTTTTTAGGAGCCCCTGAGAGCTCCTAAAAAAGAATTAGTTAGTAAGTAAGACCTGACTGTTCGCCTGGTTTACCATTATCAACAACTGTGTAAACTAATACACCTGTAACGTTTCCGCTACCTGCTGTAGATCCAACGTTTGCATATACTGTAGTATTAGCTGTAAGTCCTACACCTGTTACTAAAGATCCTGTAAGTGCAGTATTACCTTTAACACCTGCTACTAAATTTTGTGCAAATCCAGTTGAGCTAGCTGCAGATCCAATATTTACAGTTGCTGTTGTTGTCGTACCAGCTGCTACTACTACTGCAAAATTAAGTGGCACAGCTCCAATTGGTAATACAAATGGTGTCGCACTATTTACAGTCGATCCAATAGATACTGGAGTAGACGTTGCTGTTGATGACAAGAAAGTAATCACTTCCGACATAACCAAAACTCCTGGTGCTGTACCAGATTGTTTTGTTTGTCCGCCGTAAGATCTTACGATTCCTTGGAATGTTGATCGTGTCATTTTATTCTCCTAAATTATCAATATAGTTTTTAGGCATATCGTCTATACTACGTCTATATTGAAAGTTATGTATAGAAATAAAATATAGCTTAATTTATTAAATAGTGCAAGGGATCCCTGCATCAAAAATGATGTTTTTTACCTTATTTTGTAACTAGTCTTTAACTAGCTACTGAAAAATCAGGAGCAGCTGTCTCAACTTTAATTTGTCTGTAAGCAATTTCTGCTTCAGCCATTTTAATTTGGTTAATAACAGAACGAATCTCTTCGTCTATTCTAACCATGTTTAAAGAGTATAAACCCTCTTCAACATGAGCCTGTTCCCAATCAAGTTCTAAAAGCTTCTTCTTTTTGTAAAGAGCTTGAACGTGATCCATCTACAACCTCCTCATAGGTTATCCAGCATTTAGACTTTGTATAAGCCCTATCGCTGTCTTTCAATAATACCCCATTTTGTCCTATTTTGTCAAGGATAGCGTTCTCTATACTTTCTGAGTTATCATCAGCTGTTATATTAAAATCAGCTATGTAACCATAGGCACGTAATTTTACATGAAATAATTTCATATATCTTTCTTATAACATAACAAGGTGGCCGAAGCCACCTTGTTATTAAATTATTTACGCTCCTGCTGAACCGTAAATACCTCTAGGGTCAGACCAGCCGAAACTGTATCTTTCTCTAGCTTTGTATCTTACGTTACCAGTTTCGAAATCACCTTCCATCGATGTTCTGATAGGAGATCTTTCAAAATACTTCATTCCATTTGGAACGTCAGTTTTAACATACCAACCATTAGTATCAGTTAAGAAGTGGTTCACAACATAACCTTGTGGTACCATTCCCATATTTCTGATTGCGTTGATATCGTTATCAGCTGTTCCAACTCTACCAGCAGATTTCATTAAACGATCCGCAGTAAATTGTAATGCAGTAGGGATAATTAATTTTTGTCCCAATGCAGCAATTTTTAAACCACGTTCATCAGTCAAGTTAGCAATGTCA